GGAACCATTGTGGGCATCAGGTCTTCATCAAAGGTATTCACAAGGCTATTGGACCAAGCTTTTGCAATATCAAATACTTGAGCTTCAGCAGCTGAGAATGCATCGATGTCATCGCGGCTTGCTTCAAACTTCTCAATCAATGCAAGCAAGCGTTCAATGGCTGAAGAGTACGTTGCACCACCATTTGTCCCTATCATTGATTTCGCATCAAGACCTTCTTGAGCAATCAACAACTGTATCAATGATTCCAAGGTCTGCATTTGCTCTTGGATTTGAGCGGTTGGTGAAAGCATTTCAAGTCGTGGCTGGATTGGTTTGTCTGGATCAAGAGGGATGTGAATGAAGACGTTTGGACCAACAGCTATGGTGCCAGGTTGTTTTTCAGAGTAGATCACACCTTGAATGTGGCCGTTGAGGCGCATGGTGTTTGACATGTCTGAAAGCATGACGCCCATCTCAATTGCGAAATCACAGACTGAGCTTCCAGCACGCATCCAGTATTCATAGTCCTTAGCTGAAGAGACATCGACAAAAGGAATCATATCGATTGGGTTCTTAAGTTCCTCTTCCCTTGCGGTGTCGATTGGTGCGTTTTCAGTGTTGACGATTTCCCCGTGCCCGTTGGTTGCGAAGTTAAATTCCTTTGTCCACCATACAAATCGCATGTTGGCTTTTGATTGCTCATCATCTGGATCTGCAATCTTTTGATCGGTCGTGTCGCGGTAGTTACCAAGTTGCCATCCTTGAACATCCTCATACATGTTCCTGAGTAGGCGTGATCTATCCATGACTGATGTGATGTACACTTCGCCAACGTCTGGATTTGTTTCACTTGGAATGACATCTAGGTGATGAGGCATCAAGACTCTTAAGCAAATCTTGTCGTCTTGAGGGATGACCTGCAAGTGGATCTGGTCACTTTGAAGCTTGAACATTCTATTAGCAGTTTTGAAGTTAACGTTGAAGCGTCCGACCTCATAGATGTTTTGGCACTGCTGAATCTCCTGCTCCGATAATTCTAGCTTGCTGTATCTAAAAAAGGTTCTGTCAGGTGGCTCACGATAGATGGAAGCCTTTTGATCAATGATTCTTTTAGTCATGTTCATTGATGTGAGAGTGCGCATGTTGGAAACGGTCTTGACTGAAAACTCATTCACAAGAGCTTGCATGATGAAGCGCTTTTGATTTTGTTTGTAGATTTCAAGGCGCCTTAGTGACTCTTCTTTGCGTCTTAGATTCTCTTCGCTCATGATTTCAGTAAGGATTGCTTTTCGAACATCAGGATTCAAAACATTGTAAGCCAAAGAGGTCCCCCAGTTAGTCAGCCTGATGCATAGTTATGCTCGGCACGTTTTCATCACGCAAAGTCCTTACAACGCCGTATCCAAGAGCAGTGGTGACGTGTTGATAGGGTGCAGCCTTTGAGTCATCCTCAAGATATTGTGCCCCGGGTTTGAGTTTGGTCAATCGCAAACCTTCATCAACGGTTTTGCAGTTGTGGACAAAGAGCCTGACCTGTCCTTTTTCGTTTAGAAACTGTGCATTGAGAATGTTGTGCCTAGTCCTGATTGGCGGGTTTGACATGGGCACTTTCATTTCAAAGTTGATCGCGCGCCCAGACTTAGGACGGTAGTTGGCCAAAAACTTCTTGATGATGTCGTAGTCAGATTGAACGCTTCGTGTATCGTTTCTTTTTCCAGTCGCATCACCGTTGATGATGTAGGTTGTTGGATAATCAAGCAGGCCACGAGCTGCCATCTCTTCCATTTGATCTTGCGTTCTTGAACCAAGGACAATGACCTCAGCAAAGACGTGGAAAATATTGCCGATCTTTTGGAAGAGGCAAGCGGACATGGGTTTACCTTCACCGATGTTGAAGTCAAAGCACAGGTGAATAGGGAATCTGTTATCCACCTTGTATGGTTGCTCCACATAGTTCCTGGCTCTGTCATAGGCGTAGTAGATGACATCTTGAGCGATGGAAAGCCATTCACCGTATAGCATACGTCGGGCCATTTGTGGGTCTAGGTTTGCTTCAAGTTGTTCAACGTAAGACTCTGGAAGGTATGGGTTTTCTGATGTCTTAGAAAAGTAGACATGCCTTGTTTCTTTTTTCTCTATGAACCACCGTTTATACGCCCAATGACTAGGATCGTCCGGATTTGTCGCCGCACAGATTATTTTTTCCTTGATGCCGTTGTCTCTTCCCACGCGTTGATACATCTCTTGATAGAAGAGGTCTCTGTCGTTTTCTGTGAGCTCTTCAACCAAGAACATCGAGAATTCGTGCGATCTAAACTTCTTGTAAGATCCATCGGCCCAACTAAATGACGTGATGCGTGAACCGTTTGGAAGTTTAAAGTTGGCGGTGGTTTTGTTGTAGCCCTGATCAATGATGCCATCTAGGTGCTCATAGATGATGTGAACGAGAGTCTCTTTGAGCTCTGGCTTAGTGCGTCGTCCTATACCAACGTGAGCTCCAGGAAAAGCCAAAGCATGAGCGCAAGCAAGATGAGCGAGAAGTAGAGTTTTTGCGGATCCAACGGACCCGGACAATAGCACTTCATGGGTGCCAAGGTCATAGTCGAAGTTCTTTTTGATGTCTCTTAACACCTGCCACTGTGTTGGAAGCGGTCGGAACTCAGTTAGATTGGGTGTCATCAGAAGTCTTTGCTATGGGGCTAATATCAATCGCAGAGGCCTTCTCAATGACTGGTTGCTCATCCAAAGAATAGCTAAGGGTGATTTGCTGGACGGTGACTTCGTGGCGGTGGCGTTCGAACATGCCTGCATAGTGACCAAGCATAAATTTGAGCATGGACTCGTTTCCTTCGAGGGCTAACTGAATCCCACGCTTGATCATTTTCTTGGTCCATTTACCGTTTAGTTTGGCAGCGTATTCGGGGTAAGTGCAGCCGAAATATTCTTTGCAGGAATTTTGCAAGGTATGCTCGTTGATGCCTAAGGTGGCTGCGGTGAAAGCTCCAGAGGGTGAGAATTCTGCTGCCTCTTCTATTTCCTCGGCCGTAACGAGTCTAGGTCTTGCCACTGTACTTGTTTCCTTTTGTCCTGGCTAGGGCATTGGGATGCATATCAAACTTGACGCATCGTTGACAGATTCGGCGGAATCTTTTGAAAAATCAAGGTCTGGAATATAGTTGAGATGTCCTTTCGATCTTTCAGTTGTCGTTTTTGAGGGCCAACGATTGACGGTGTTATTGCTTTTCACCTTAAGATTGTTGGCCTTCTTTTTTAGTCTGATGCTTCAGACAAGATCCAATCCTCAATAATATGTCTAGGGTTCCAGGTCTCTGGTGGGCCCAATATCAGGCCATCTTGTGGCTTGAGGGACTGTCTTGGTTGAATGCTTTGAAGCTTTTGGGCTGAGAAAAAGACCACAAGGCGCTTTGATTCAAAGAGGACTAGGTAGCCAGCAGGTCCAGCTTTTGAGGCTTCAAGCAGGTTGATGAGTTGGTGGTGTTTAATTTTGGAGTGACTGAAGGTTGTGGCGGACGTGGTTTTGGTGTCTAGGAAAATGGCTTGTTGATGGCCTATCAATATAAAGTCAAAAGGCGTTTGGACACGTATCAAGACTGTCCTTCCGCCTGGGCCTCGTTTGGTGTCACACCCATCTGGAATTTGAATGGGGAAAAAGCGTGAAGCGAAGGCGCAATTTTTGATGAAGGTTTCAAATCGCTGGCCTTTTTTTTGGGCTACCTTACCTGCACGGACTCTGTTGATTGCTTTTTGTTTGAACATCAATCGCAATTGGATGCTGAATTTTGAGGGTCTGCAAGCGAGTTTTTGTGCGTCTTAATGGAGTCGATGGTGATTTCACTTAGGCGTTTGATGGCTCTGATGGCTTGATCTGTGATGGGTTGATCGCAGATGTAGCGAATGAGTTTTTGAGCGTTGATTGAGTGCTGCAGGCGTGGATCATTCATGGTTGTTGTATTCCTTGAAAAGAACAATGGCTATTAGCGTTATGATCACGAACCAAAATAGGTGCATGAAGGTTAGGGTTGCGTCTGACCAGATGTAGGTCAAGTCCTTTGAGATTTCAGTGAGTGCCATTGGATTCGGCTGACTGAAGCGGGTCGTCTTCAACTTCCTTCATACGCTCTTTGACTTGTTCGATGGCAAATTCAAGGGCGTTGATGACGTCGTTGTAATTCATTTTCCCTTTATCAGGGTGAGCGGAGAGTTCGAACCTTGAGAGGTCTGCGTGCAGGATGAATTCGACAACGATTTCTGGTTGATCCATTGGGAAATTCAAGCACGGTTTTGTGGTGATTGCTTTTGGAAAAAAGAAAACCCCTAAACTTAAGGCCGGTTGGTCAGTTAAGGCCTGTCAGTCTTTGGGGTTTTTCTGCATCTTTAAGAGGTGTAATTGTCCACGTGGGTGGTGAATTACTTCTTCTTGGAAACTTTTTTTGCTACTTTTTTTTTCTTAGCCATTGTGTGCCCCTTTCGTTGTTTTGGTTTTTGTTTTCAAGGAACTAATCCCTTGTCCTTAATCTTAATTTGTCCACCGTACATGATCCACATGGCCCCGCATTTGTTGCAGCGAGGTGTACCATCCCTCAATTCATGGCCAGGTGAAAAGTCAAAATGCGTCGAAAGTATTTGATCACCCTCTTTTAGGTCTCGCCCGATGGTTGCGATGTCAACGGAGCAATCAGGACAGATGACGGTGTCGCCTTGTTTTGCTTCCTTCACAAGATTGATTCCTTGGTCGGGTCGTATTCAAGC